GCGGCTCACCATGCCAAGTCGCTCAAGAATACCATACATATAGTCGTGGCCATCGTCTACCCGCGTATAAAACTTGGGGTGCGCGACTATCTGCCTCAAAAGCCCTTTTGTCAGCCACTTACGCCGCCATTCAGGCAGAATGGAGACATGAACTTCGCCATCATCTGATATAAACAACGCGCCTATCGGTTGGTCGTCGCGCTCTATGACGTCAACAGTCCAGCCTTCAGCGCTCTTTACATGCTCTTCGTAACTTATCGGGTATCCCCAATCAGTCGCTTTGTAGCCGATGCGCAGCGCCGTTTCGCGGTCATTTATGATCCGGGTCGTCATTGCGTAATTGTTCGGCCCGAAGCGCGGATATTGATGCTGGTTCCAGAGCTAGCGATTGTAGACACAAAATCGCCCGCGCCAAGAACCTGCCCGACAATTTCAGGAAACGTATAGGTTTCGCCCGGCTGCAAAGATTTTGTTTTAACGATCAGATTTGTGTTGGATGCAGATCCGCCCGATGTCACAAGATTGACCGATAACGTGTATGTAGCCGAATCATAGTTAGTAGCCGTAAACTTGTCTATGATTGTGGTCACACCTGTCGACGTATACTGCGTGGTCTGCGACGCCTCCGCAATTTTTGCCGGCACTAAAACTTTTACATATACGGCCATTTCAGCCCCCTATTAATTTACGCTGCGCGATTGCTCAAACCAGTTTGTAGCGCCAGATCTATACAAGAGCTGCATATAGTCGGACGTTGATGAGGTAAAATTAGCGCCGCCTGCAAGATACATGGCGTTTGTCAACGTGGCATTGGCATTGTCAAAATACAGCCGTATGACTTGCTGATTATAGCCGTTATTAAAGAAAGTTATATTTCCCGGCGCGGCTAAAGATACGCGGAAGGTATTATACCCCGCCACGCTGGGCGTGCCAGCCGATGAAATAGTATATTCATAGTCCCAATCAGTCCGTATTTTATCATTGTAGCAGACGCCAGCGGGTGCGTATAAGTATAGCCGCGTTACGCCAGTTATGCTGTTATTTTTCAGCATATATGGGCCATATTGCGACGTAGATATACCTACACTCATGGTTACAAAATGAGCGCTTCCTGAACTGGATATAGACCCGATATTATTGGATATGTCTATATCCTCAAAATACGCGGCATCGTATTCAGAGATGTCTATGATTGTCTTGGTTAACGGATACGCACGATTGGCGTCTATGATGTTTTCCGCAAATTTAAGCCGTTTTACGTCCGTTATAACTATGTCGGCGGAATTATACGCGCCATTGGTGACAAAAGTATTGCCAGTAACATTTACGAAATAGCACTCCCCGGTAGACCCCGTGCGGCCCACTTTAAGTGAAACGCCACGAGTATTATAAAAAGTATTTCCTGTCACCGTTATGGCAGAAACAATCGTCGTCGAGTCTTGGTCAACAATTAATGCTGCGTCGCGGCAATCTAAAAAGGTATTAGCGGATATTGATATGCCAAAGCATCTGGCGATAGCTATTGCGGCGCGGCCTGTCGTTGCTGCCCCAGTGAATGATGGCGCATGTTCTTGAAACTGATTTCCAACAAGGCTGCCACCCTCAATATAGTTCGTATAAATGGCGTGGCGCGTTGTTCTATAGAATGTATTGCCCGAAAACAGCACAGATCGCGGTTTTGTTGATCCAGAAATCTCTGTAACAAATCCGATTCCTTGCCCGCTATCCGAGCCAATAGTGCCGTTAACCGTATTGTCGATAAACCGCGCCTGGTTAACCCCCGGTAGAATAACGGCTATCAATAGGTTGTGAAAGTCACAGCTTAGGATATTTATGTCTGTAAGAATGGGCGGGCTATAGTAGTCATAGCCTATGCCGCGCTGTCTATTTGCCAGAAGACCGTCACCGTTGATGGTAAGGCCAAAAAAGGTAACGCTAGAACAAGTTCCGCTGAGTTTGAAGACGGCATTTCTGTTGGTATCGTCGGTACTTCCAGCCATACTTCCATAAGCATTAATGGCGGCGTTAAAGCCCCGCACGTAAATCTGTGAAGCATCTGTAAGAGTGACCGGTCCCTGCTTATACGTGCCGGCAGGGTAAAAAACATCCGCGCCCGCCGCAATAGCTGCCGTTATGGCTTCTTGGATCGCTGCCGTATCATCCGTAATACCGTCACCGACAGCGCCGAAGTCTTTAACGCTGAGCGATTCACGAAGCTTAGACTGAACAGTTCTTGCTTCAGCCCCTACGCCGGCCGCAATATACCCGATTAATGACGACCCGTTAGAAGCGGCTAACTGAGCAAGGATGTCGTTACCGACATTATCGACTGTCCAGATCTCGACGCCGGTAGCTGTCTCTAACCGCAGTTTATAGAGAACCCCTGTTAGCCAAACATTAGCCTCGCCGCGGGAGTCAAGAATAATCGGATTGCTGTTAGGCGTTCCTGCGGACGAACTGGTGTAAGTAGCTAAAGGTGTGGTTGTGCCAGCCGCGTAAGAATACAGCTTTCCCCCAACCAACGGATTTCCGTTAGCGTCAAAAAATTGAAGCTTGGGGGCCGGGGATAACGTAGCTGCGGTCATAGCATAATCCTTAATCTATCGGACCAGACACACAATTTAGTGTGGCGATAATCGAGGGAGTAGCGGGCCGGGTTGGCGATGCTCCTGCGGCTATGGCCGCTAATTGCACGTCTGTATTTGAAGCCCACCAAGCCAACTCTATGTAATCGTTTGCATTTAGGCTAACGAATAAATTTACAGTCATTAGCCCCGCGCCGTCTACGCCCGAATGTTTATTTAACACACTAAGCGTCGTATTGGAATCAGCTATATCGACGCCGTTCTTGCGAAACCAGACATTTACGTCATCGATGGCTGCGGTGCCTACATTTATGAACTGAGCGCTAAATTGGGTGTTGTAGACACCCGGCCGTAAGACCGTGAGCCGCGACGCAATAGCCCCGGTTATAGTGGTGCTGCCGACTTCTTGAGACGTATTTACCGTATAAACACCAGTCGCGCCATAAGTCCCAGAAACAAAACCAACTATCTTGGTGCCTAGCGTAATACCCGTGCCTGAAAGAGTCATGCCCATATAAATGGAGCCTGACGTTATTCCAGTAACGGTAAGAACTGTGCCCGCGCCCGGTGGTGTTCCGTCATCTATTGTTCCCGTAAATACCGCTGTAGTGTTATTTAGACACACATGGTCGGCCGCATCAGTCGTGTCAAAATACATGATCTGAACTGAAGTGTTAGTGGCGGCTAATTGATTACTATTGTCTTGAAACCCGCCATATGCGGCCTGTTTTATCTGAGGCGCGTAAACTGGCTGATTGTATAGCCCCTGAATGGCCGCGTTCAAATTTGCAGGATCAAATGGAGATAAAGTATTAGGAGACGATGCTAGATCATTGATCTGTCTCTCGATGTTAGCGGCGTCAAAAGACGGCCCCACGTTCAGCTCCGCCTGTTGAAGCGTCTGTTTTGCTATAGCTTCGATTGACCCCATAGGATCGGGACCAACGAGCGCGTCTTGAATACTGAAATCGTTAGTGCCGGCGCTAGTAAGATTGAATAGATTCAATAAGAACCGATACCACTCTCGCGATATTCTATCTGTGCCCGGTTCTAGAAATGGGACGCGCGGCGGCGTTATATTTGTGACGTTAGGCATTCGTCGCGCTCGCGTGCAATTCCGCGCCCATAATAGCTATCTTTACGGGATCAGTTCCAGACACCTCATAAACACGGTCGCGGATCTTCAATGTCATGCCCAACCGTCGCCAAAAAGCGCGAAACCCGAACTGGCCTATTTTCCCCATAGACGCCAAGTGTTCGTTAGACCACGTATGTCCACCATCATCCGACCATCGAAGCATCATTTCAGGGGATACGCCCTGACCGGTTCCATCAAGTCCGACTCCGGTTTCGCAATCCAATTGCAATGTATGGTGCGCAGATCTGTTTAAGTCATTTTGACCCGTCGGAAGCGCTCGCCAAGAACGCAGCCATTTTTGAATATCGTTGTTATCTTTATAAGAGTTCAAGTCAAAATAATAGACGTTACCATTTTCATAGTCGCCCACTACAATCCTGTTATTAAAGGACATTTGGCAATTAGCGCGATGGCGCGTGAAGGAGCCATTATTCCACCCGGCGCGTTCATGCCAAACTTCCGTTGAGGCGTCATAGACCCAAGTTGTGTTAGCGGACGGAAAATTGAGAACGTAGAAAAAATGTCCGTCTTGCTGGTAAGTATAGCCAACAGCGTCGGACATGTCGGTGTATTGTTGGATCTGCCATTCTACGGCGTGCGTTGAGATGCGTTTGCCGGTATAGCCTTGCGTTCTATAAACAATACCACGCCCGCGTGCATCGGCCCCTAGCCAAAATACGCAGTTATCCATCTTGGCCACAGAATAAGGCGCTATACAGCCAATTTCGTTATACGCCCCTTGCACCGGAGCCAAAGGAAAATCAGCCAACCCCGCGTCATACCAGACTTCGGTGGAATTGGTGCCAAATACCCACACTTCGCGGTGATCAACAATAAGCGCGACCACATTATCAGGCGAACCTTCGGCACTAGCAAAATCTAACGGATTAACCGACAAACCGTCCAATAAAGATGTTACCCAAATCTTTTGGCTGTTTGGCTCATTGTAAACAAAATAACCGTCTATATAGCCAACGGTAACTGCGCCAGTAAAATCAGCGTCAGAGATCGCAAGTAACTGATCTGTAAGTCTATTGTATATGTAGCCCGGACCATTCGCGGCGATAAATAGCTGCGTGCCATTATCGGCCATGCTTACGGGGCCAGAGCCATTTATCAGCCCTATATACGATGTTGTCCAAGACGTATTTATTTTATACAGGCCAAGACCAGATACGATATATCCTTCGCCGCCAAACGTATATAGGCCGCGAATGGGCCCAGTCCCGACAGAAGTTATAAGTGTCAGACCTGGCGCGCGATTGAGGAACGCCGGTTCTTTTCCGGCTTCAGGAACAATCTCAGGGAAAAGATTGACCATGCGATTGTCAGCCGCATTTACACTACGCGCTACATAAGACGAGCCAAGGATCGGCGTCTTCATTAGTAGTTCCCGGCGTAAATATTATAGCGCTGGCGGGTGCCCACGATGCTGTAAGGCAGCGCCATGATGTCATCAGGGTTATTGATGCGCTTCAGATTGCGCTTGCTATACATGGCGATGCGCTGCACCTGCGCTGACGGCTCGACGCCGAACTCAGGAGCCATTTCACAGGCTAGATTATAGCGAAATGCGCGAAGATAGCCGGGCGGGAACGTCAATGACGTAGCCAGAGTAGCCGGCTGCGTCAGCTCCTCGACCGAAATGAAATGCCATTCCAGCAGCCGCAACGGCACCGGATAGATGAACATTTCAATGTCAGGGAAAGTCATATTCACGAATATGACCTGCGGATATGTCGAGGTCACAGTTTTGACGGCGATGCCATCATACTGCTGCTGATTGATGAATTTGATCCCGTAGGACACATTGGTCTGCGGATCGCGGAAGTAAGTCGCGTCGTCTAGCAAAACCGGGCGGTTGCCGACGAAATCGCCGGTCGGGCCAAGGGTCTGGCTTCTAAGACCGGGAGTCCATAGAAAGGTTTGATCTTGCGTCGAAAAGACCGCTAGACGTTCCGTGTTCCACGAGTCGATCATTTGATTCAGAGCGCTCAACGAGTCTTGCGACATCGCGGCCGAGGGCGTTTCGCCTTCTGCGAGGACGCCCAGTAGTCTCAGGGCTCCGTTGATCTGATCGCCCGCTGTCGTCGTCATTCGGATCGAACCTTTCCCAGCCGTTCTCTTCGTCGGCTTCGGCTTCCATTTCTAGCGTGGCAATCTTAACGCCATGACGCTCATGGCGCAAATAAATAAGGGCCATTTTTCACCTATGGTAAGGGCCAGACGGGCCGTAGCCCGTCTGTAAGATTGAATTAGGACGCCAAAAGCGGGACTGAATACCAAGTCGTCGAGTCATACGCCACCAGAAGCGAGGACGTATAAGCCGCAAGAACGTAATTCGAGTCCGCTGCGATGGCATTTACAGCATCGCCAGACGCCGGCCAAACCTTCAGAACAGCGTTAGCATTATTCTTTAGGATGACCGTGCGGCCTGCAACAGCCGGCGGCAGAAGGACACCTTTAGTGCCGTCAGCCGCTGAAACCAGCGTAAAACCATCCGAAACAGCCGCTGCGTTGGCCTGCGTAGAGCCCGCCGCCGCAACAGTAGCCGATTTCAGATAGAGGCCGCCAGTCGTGGTAATATCGCCTGCCGAGACAGAGGTAGCGCCGGAGATAGTGCCTCCACTGATCGTCGCACCCGTGATGGTCGTGCCAGCAACGAGTTCGGGATCAGAGAAGGCAACACCGACAGCTTTAGTGTTAGGCATTGCCTTCTCCTATAGTTACGCGATGCGATAGATCGAATAAGCCGCCGTGCCCGTCTTGCGGAAACGGAAGATAGCCGAGGATGGCGTGGTCGCGCCGTCGATGACAACCGCGCTGCCGACGATGCTGTTGCCCGTGCCCGCGCCGAACGTCACGTCATTAGCGGCGTTGTCACCGATGTTGATGAACACAACATCAAACGCCGCGTTGACTGCAACGCTTGGGAAAGCCGCGTCAATCAGCGCGCCCGTCGGGAACGTGTAGGTGCCAGCATCCGTGCCACCGGAATCCATCGTCACAATGCCAGCCGCCAGATTGGCAGCCGTAACCGTAACGGTAGCGCCGGTCAGAACCGCCGGAGCGCCCTGCGGAAGAACCAGCGGTTCGGTGCGGTTGCCCGCCGAATACTGGTAGCCGCCATCGCCATTCGGGATGCCGCTGTAGGGGCCAAACGTCTCAAGCGGGTAAGCCGCATTCGCAGTAGTCGTCATGGATTAACTCCTTGAATTAGAAAAAGAAGGGGCCGAAGCCCCCTCTAATGTTAGCCCCACAGACGGACAGCCATCTGCGGACGAATGACCGAATAGCCATACAGCACGTCAATACGGCACGGCAGGCGGTCGTTATTGATGTCATACTGACGCACGACGCGCAGGCTGATACCATTGTGGACCTGACGCGAAGCCATGTCGACGCCCTGCGGCATAAGCAGGTCGGCGGTGGCGAACGCGATGGCGTCACGATGATAGATCAGGTTCTGCGGATACTGCGTCGAAGCAGAGCCGTAGAAGGTGACAGCCGCGCCGGAAACCGGCAGAGCGTCAACCGTGGCGAGAGCCTGACCAGCCGAATACATCGCCGGAACAGTGACCGTCGCGGTGGTCGACGCCGTAACGTCAGCCAGAGCCACGAACTGATACAGCGAGCCGGTGGACTCACGGGTCTGCGGGTTGACGGCGTAAACGCTGCCAATCGTGAACACGTCACCGGCCTTGATCGTCGTCGAGCCAAGGCCCGTCAGGACGATGCTGGTCGAACCTTCGGTCGTGACCGAGGTGCTGACCGTCACGGTGCCGGCGCGCGAGCCGGTCGTGAACTGCTTGACCGACTGCGACATATTCAGCTCATCATAGCCGAGGATGCCTTCGCCGAACATGCCGTTCTTGAACTGCTTGCTGATGGCCGAAACCGGGTTGAACAGGCCCTTCATGCCTTCGATCAGCGCAGCGTTAGCAGCCGGGTTAACCGTCGCATAGCGCGGCGACATGACAGCGGCGTTCTCGTTCAGCTTCTGCTGCGCCTGCAACAGAACGAGCGAGGTGGCCGGGGTCGTGCCGGGCGTGCCGACCGAGTTGCCGATGTATTTGAAGGAGTTCGCAACGTCAGCGTCGATGCTGGCGGCGAGCTGCGAAATACGCGGCTTCAGAACACGTTCCGCGAAGTCGTCCAACTGCATCGTCAGTTCGGCGGTCGTGAAGTTCACGCCGATGTGCTTCTGCGACGAGACGGTCAGGGTCGTGTACTGCTCGTTGTCGTCCTGAACCTGAAGCGCAGCGCCGTCCGTGACCAAAGCGCGGTCGGGCAGGCGGATACGCAGGGTCGAGCCGACCTTCGCGCCTTCAACGGCGAAAGAGTCGTCATACTGGCGGTTAACGGTGCGCGTCAGGACAAGGTTGTTTTCTAAGATCTCCAACGCTTTCCGGGTAATCATGTCGATTGTAAGAATCGAGTTACTCATCTCGTAGTCCTTTCAAGAAGCTAAGAAGACTTAGCGTCTGTTTTGCGCTTCCCACTTCTTGATCTGGCGCAGCCGTTCCGCTTCAATCCATTCCGAGGTTGACATCGACTTTATAGACCGTGGGTCTGCCGTATCATACCGGGGGCCTGAGTTTGACCGGGTAGCCGTGACAGGAGCAAGAGGTGCGGGCGCGGTTGAGGTTTTCTTAACCGGCGGGTTCGTGGTCAAATTGACCTCGATCTTCCCGATCTCTTTTGCCTGCAAGACAGGCGGCAGTTTGGAAATCCGCCCGGCTTCTTTTGGATTGGAGCCAAGGTAATAAATTACCTCTGGACCAATATCAGAAGCCTGGATGGCTTGAGCCATAACGTCCGTGACAGGAAGGTTCGGGTTATACGCGACTTGTTCAAAGTCCTCGTATCGGTCCCTAGCCTCTTCCTCACGGTCCTTATAGGACTCCAAGATCGCTGCCTGTTGAGCTGCGGCCTCGCGCTGGGCTAGAAGATCACGAGCCTTTTGCTCCGCTAACGCTTCCGCGTATTGCTGAGCATTCTCGAAATCATCCGGCGCAGGTGGAGGTGCGGCGGGCGTTCTAGCCTGCTGCTCCGCAAGCCGTTGGGCCTGCTCTCTTTCCCATTTGCGCTGTTCTCTTGCAAGGCGCTTGCTTACAATCGCGTCCAACTCTTCCTGAGAGAACGATTTTGTAGGCTGCTGTTCCTCCGGCGTCGTATCAGCAGATTCCGGTGCTGCCGTAGCTTCCGGTTCCGGCGCGGGGCTGATTTCCGCTACAGCCTGTTCGTCTTCGCTCACGCGATGCTCCTATACCTAGCTATCCGGCTAGTCGGTTCACTCCTTATATTACATAGACAAATGTTTTGTCTACCATTAAGGGAGCGAGGCTTTAATTGCGTCGAGTTCAGCTTTCAGTTCCTGAACAGCCTTAATAAGCGGCGCAATAAATTCTTCGTACCGCAGACCCTGTTCGCTATCCGGGTCCGCCGCATCAGTCAGAACCCAACCGCCAAAGTCCACACCAGCGGGAAGCGCTGTTTTAACTTCCTGCGCGATCAGACCGAAATGCTGGCGCTTTCCTGGAACAGCCGTAATAGTCACTTTTGATGAATCGGCGGCGTCACGGTCGATGATATTTCCGCCAACTTTGAATTTATACGCGACAGGGCGCAGAGATTCGATGAAATCGAGCCCCAGAGGGGAGTCGATAATTTCGGTTTTTGCGTTTACGTCAGACGTCTGAATAGTGCCATTGACAGCCCAAACAGCAGACCAACGCGCGCCGCTCGCGCCTAATGTATAGGCGTTATCCGAATCCGGTTTAGTTATAGCACCAAGTTGAAGTTCGGATGCGGTAATTTTAAACGGCTGATAGCTTGCGGCTAGTGTATTGTCAGTCGCGTCCATAGACGCATTAACTGACGTAGTGGCAAATCGAATGCCTTTAGTTGTTCCAGCAACGCCAAAAGCAAAGTTACCGTCAGCTTTGTAAACGTAGAATTTAGTGCTGGCCAGAGGCGCTGCGCCGATGCCAACGTTGCCCGTGCCGACAGAATTAAGAGAAATATTACCAGAGCCCTTACCATCAATTTTAAGAGCTTCATTCGTTCCGCTAGACGTAACCGCGAGAGCGACACCGGCAGCAGCCGCAGCGCCAGTAACGGAGACACCTGTGGCGACGCTGGCGGTGCTTGAGTTAACGGTCCAGACTGGATTAGTCGCGCCATTTGCGCCGACTGTAAGAGCGGTTGCAGACGCAGCCGTAATGGTCGTAGCGCCAGATGACATGGTTCCAGAGACAGCGGCATTGCCGCTTTTATCGACAGTAAACGATCCTGTAGTCGCCCCGGATACTGACAAATCGAGTAGTTTTGACGACGCGGCTGAAGCTGTATTCGTAACAGCCATTTTGATCCCGCTATAGGACGTGCCCACAGCGGTCCAAGAATCAGTAAGATTATAAATATAAGCCATTACGCCCTCGTCTCTATTTCAACGCCCGCGCGGTCTAGAATCGGAACATCGGAACGGTCAAAAATGGTCTGCGAGGGGATCGGCCCCGAACCACCTTCGCCAATAGCAGGCATAAACGGCCCTAATCCACCCTCATATGACGCAGGATAGATCTTCAACTGCGGTCTTAACCGCAGTTCATCACCAAATATGCAACGCAGTCGGATCGTCATGCGTAATAGCTAACATTCAGTTTGGCGCTGGCCGTCACTTCAATAAACTTGATCTTATTGAAGTCGCCATCATAGCTGAGAGACGCGCCGACGAAAATCGGCATGCCGACGCTCGCCGTAGGGTCAGTTCCATCATCGCGCCAACGCACATTCTGCGTCTCCGGCACGATCAGAGCCAGCGTCGCTCCTTGCGGAACGGTCAGACCGGCAGCGGAGCTAAGCGACGTGATCTGCTGATAGCCCAAGCAGACAGTAGTAGATTTCAGACCCATAATGCCCTCTTTAGGCTAGGAATTTCAATT